CATGTTTACGTAACAATTTTTTGTTACGATTGCGCGGGCGGCGAGCTTTATATTTTCTTCTACTTGGAGCAATCGATGGATAATTATCCAGGGTTAACTTATGCCCAGGAACCAAAGAATTCAAATACTTAAATAAATCGTTACTCATTATTTTCTATAAAATCATCAAGGGTTGATTGTTCCTTCTTCTTCTTACGCTTTTCTTTTTTGCGTTCAATGAAGTCATCAAAATTCTGATTGTTTTGCATGAAGTCTAGATAAGCATTTTGATATTGTCCTTCCTCATCATGTTCTTGTAACTCAAATGCATCGAAAGGCATATCTTGAATTAACTTACCTTTGACATATGTTTGTTTCTTCTCAGTAGCTATCCTACGTAAGAATGCATAGTAGATAATCTGTGTGAAGTATGCAAAAGGATTTGAAGATTTTGCAGGATCAAAGTTGTTGAAATATTGTAAACAGTTCTCAATGCCGTCAGAGATCATCTCTTCTCGGTATGAGTAGTTTATGAAGTTTGGTTTGTAAGATAGATGAGTAGCTATCTTTAGAATGCAATCGCCGAGATAGTTCGGCACTTGGGGTAGAGGCAATTCTTTTTCCTTCGCCTCCATTACCTTAGCTCTATGTTCAGTGATCGCTTTTAGAAATTCTTTATTGTCTACGTAATGAGCCACAAGATAAAATCCTTTTCAAGTAATAGTAACCATTATACTACATAATCAATTAAATGGCAAATATATTTTTGTTGCATTGCAAAATGAATCTTTTGCTTTACTTTTATTTGACAACCGAGTAAACTTACAGTGTTGGGGTTGATGAGAAATTCTAATTAACTGTATCGTTACCTTCAACAAAGAAACGCTTCTCTTTCTCTTCCTTATTTTCTTTCTTCTTAGAAGATGTCATAATAGATTCTAGCATATCGATTCTCTTGCTAATTTCTTCCACAGTAAGATCTTCCTCTTCTTCCTCTCCCAATTCAACTCTGCTTACGCTGCCATCCTCTTCCTGTCTGACAAGGACAGATGTTTCATGTTCGTCTACCAAACGTGTATAATGTGGGACGATCATCGAATGTAGTTTCTTGACAAATATAACAGTGTTCTTTGGAATGCTAAAATGTTTGTCCTCAGAGAATTGACAAAGTGGAGATGCTGTCACATGTTCTTGTGCCTTTCCACTTTGCACAAATGGCACTAACCTAATTAGCATCGGATAGTCTATATGTAATGTAGACTCGTCTTCATCTGTTAATGTTGCCATTAGTTGTTCACCAGAAACAAGTTTGATGATTACAAATTGTTCTTTGCTCATAGGTTAACCTCCACTATTTTTACTTCGAATTGTTCTTCAGCGTAGGTCTTGTAGCGTTCAGCTGCATGATTCAATGTATGGTTCTTCCAAGACTTCCAGTGCAGATCATCTGCCAAGTCATAAAGATTACAATGAGTTTTACCGTCTTTCAATCGTAGACCACGACCAATCGATTGCAGGTTTCTTATCTTACTTTTCGAAGGACTTGCAAAAATAACATTCTCAAGCGAAGGTATATTAATGCCAGTTGAGAAAGTGCCAAAAGATGCAATGATGATAGCATCAGACTCTCCCTCGGTGATATGTCTAATTGATTCACGATCAGTGGTCTCAGTTCCCCCGAAGACAAAAAATACTTTTCTGTTTTCATGCGCTTTATTCTTAATAAGTTCATACAGAATTTTTCCATGCTTCTCAACATATTGGAAAAGCACCAAAGTATTACCTTCACTTCTTATCGCAAGATTACGTATAAATTTGTTTCTTGCTTCGTTGCTAACAATCCAATCCATTTCTTCTTGATAGGTTTTGTTTTTCTGCGCTTTACGAATTTCTTCTGAGTATTTTAGAACGAGACATGTTATATTTAGCGCAGCAAGTCTCTGTGAGTCCATTAGTGCTTTGGTTGTAGTAACTCTGTGCACGGGACCAAACATACCTTCAAGAACGAGTCGATGTATTTTCTTATTGTCAAGAGTTCCAGTAGTGCCAATACGATAACGTATATCTGTCATCTTTTCCATTACGGTACTGAGAGACTTAGCTTTAAACTGGTGTGCTTCATCACCAAAGATTACATCAAACTGTTTGAACCATGCTTTAGGTTGTAGGTATACAGATTGCCAAGTTGTAATCAATACATCACGTGTAAAATCTTTTGTAAAGCCAGAGTAAAGTTTTTGGCAATGAGAATCAGTATTCCAACCATTGACAGATGAATAATCTTCGAAGTCTGTAAATAACTGTTCTACAAGAGATGTGGTTGGCACAATGATAATACACTTGCGCCCTTTATCAAGATGCCAGCGCATCGTTGTATAGATGATAAAAGATTTACCAGAGGCGGTAGGAGAAAGAAGCAGTGTTCTGTCTGTATTAAGTGCAGTTCTTACAGCATCAATTTGATAGTCACGTATCTCGATTGGTTTACCACGACCATGTGGTTCAAGAGATTTAGCGAAATTCTCAACCATCTCATTTGAGATACCATTTATAAAAACGATCTTAGATTTAAATTCAATCTCATATTTGTTACGTAAACAAAATTCTAATACATAGTTGTATAAACCAACATAGAGAGTTTTTCTTACTTGGTCGTATAAACGAACCTTACCATCCCAAAGTCTTGCTCTATACTGTGGAGTAAACCTCGCTCCAGGATATTCGTAAGTAAAGAAGTCAGCGAGTTCCTGTTCAACATCTGGATCACTGAACACTCGCATGTAAACTTCATCTAATTTCTCTAATGTTACTTTTGACATTACATCCCTGCCAGAAACTTCTTCCACTCGACACCTGTCTTAATTTGCCAGTCACGTGCTTTAATTTGTCCAAGGATAGATTCCAAAAGATATATCATCGTTTCAAGATAGGAAACTTTTTGTTCTACTGTAAGTAGTTCATTATCTCCCTTTAGGAATTCATCCATCTCATTTTTGATTGGCTTAACACCCTGCCATTGAGCCCAACCGAGTTCTGTTAATTCATCACGTGAGAGTTCGCCACGATAGTAACGAAATTTGTTCTTACGTAAAATGCTATAATCAGCAGAGAGTTTGGTGTGTTTTAGTTTGGCATTCACAAGTAGCTTAACGTACTTGGCATGCAGTTTTGGAGTAGCTGTAGATTGCTCACCGAGATAGTTATCATCTATCTGGCAGTCAATGTCCCACTCTTTTTGTATCTCATCTAGAGTCATAATAACCTCACTTTCGTAGTAAACATTATACTACGAATTGGCAAAAATGTCAAATAAATTTGTAGTAACCGTATCGGAAAGTTACATTTCCGATTAGGTATTGCACATCGTTGTTTGTAGATTGAAACACCATTGAGTCAATGGTAGTTGGAAACATATCAACAAATTGCACTGTTTGTACTGCAATATTATTTGAACCGAGTATTTCAAGAGTGGCATCTGAATAGTTCTTTGCTAGTTCAGAAGTAATACCACGCTGGTCTTCACTGATAAAGTTTATGTACTGATCATAATTGTTTGGGAAACCCAATGCAATTATCCAGTTGTAGATTGCTTTGTAATTTGCCATTTGTTCATCAACCAAAAACTGCACATTCAAGGCATCATATGTTAGATGCTCGCCTGGAATTGGTTGAGTGGTAAATGGGTTAGCAATAGTTGGCTCTCCCAAAATAATACCAGGAAGATTTACCTGTTGACAGAAGTAACTCATCTCAGGTAATTTCTGTATAGCAAAATTAAACCCATTAGGTGATAGTGGGTTAATGTTGTTTGGAATTGGACAGGAAAGTGTATTAGCCATATGATTATTTAGTCGAATAAAAAATGGGGATCCGAAGATCCCCATTTAAAGTACCGCTTCTACGTCGGTTTAATAACCCAAATTACATTAGGTTAACAACTTTAACCTTACGGTAGTAGTAGTTCTTGTTAGCTGTCAGATTGTCTTCGCCACCTGTATCATCGTCAAGATTAACGAATGGGTTAGCTACTAGACCGTAACGAGTCTTGAAACCAATCTTTGGCTGGAAGCTGTTTGGATCAACTGCACGAACCAACTGTAGTGGAACGTATGGGCAGTAGAACAAACCAGCATCAAACGCTGAAGTACCTTTGTAACCGCAAACGAAATACTGGTTTGCTGATACGTTTGCAGTATATGGATCAACATATACTTTGTACTTACCGTTTAGAATACCTGCGAAAGTAGTTGAAGTATCATCAACATTTAGGCTAGTTGACAATGCTGGAGCATAGTCAAGAACACCAGCCATTGCTAGAGCAGAAGCAACGTCTGCGCTAGTGATGATGAAGTTACCACGACCACGACGAGTTTGCTGACCAATAGCGTTAGCTTCACGCTCGATTTGGAACAACAGACCTTTGAATTTTTCAACAGACCAACGACCGTTTGAGTCAGTGTCTAGGTCGAAAGTACCAGTAGTAGTAGTACCAACCTGAGCACCTGGCTTAGAAGTCGAGTAAATTGTACGTACAACTTCACGGTTAATTTCAGCAAGAATTTCTGTTGAAAGGATGTTGCTCAATTCACCTTCAGCATCAAGACCATGAACAGACTTCATGTCTTGTGCAAGTTCGATTGAGTATTCTGCTTTCAGAGCACGAGTCTTAGCAGTTACGCTAGTCTTCTCGATGCTGAATGCCATCTGACCGAATGAATTGTCGCCAGTACCACCTTGGCCAAGACGTTCACCAGCAGCAGTTGACAGACCGTAACCAGTAGTGTTACCTGCTGGATCCCAATCTGAACCTGAGTGGCTACCTGCACCAGAGAAGTCTGTATCTGCTTCATTGAACAGAGCTTCAGTGTTGCTTTGTGAAGTATAACGGCTCTTCATCGCGAAGATCAGACCAGTTGGCTGAGTCATTGGCTGAACACCAGCGATGTCATAAGCGATAAGTTGTGGCATTGCACGGCGAACCAAGCTGATCAATACTGGATCAAACTTAGCGAAACCGCCAGTGTCACCGTATGAACCAACTGAGTTAGCTGGAGCTGCTTCGTTCAACTCGCCCATGGCTTCATGGCCACGACGAATTTCACGTTCTTGGTTTTCCAACAGAACAGCAGTAACTTCTTTAATGTACTGGCTCTTGATTGGGGCTGCACCTTCGTGCTCTAGCACTGGTGCCCATTTTTTAACTAGATCTTGACGAATAGTCATTTGAATTTCCTTTTAATTATTTGTTGCGGTTTAGGATGCTGGTGTAAGAAGCCATAACTGGATCCAATTTCTTTTCTTCAGTTAGCTGATCAACAGGAGCATCGGTTACAACAGATTTAATATCTGCTTGTGCTTTAGTAGTGAAGTAGTTCTCACGAATAGTTTGAACCTTATTCTTGAAAGACTCAACATCTTCGAACGAAAGTTCTTCTGCTAGACCCTTTAGTTTTTCAACTTCAGTATCAGCAAGTCCTTCGCTGATTTCTGCAACGATTTCAGAACGCTGTAGTTCACCAAGAGTTTTATTCATCTCGATGTTTACAGCAACCTGCTCGTTTAGTTTTTCTTCAAGAGTGGCAACTTGCTCTTCTAGTGCACCAAGTACATCGAATTTCTCTTCAGGAATATCGATATAGTGCTCTTCGAAAAGACCTTTCAGTCCACCGATGAATCCTTCAACAATTTCAGACTTCATACCACGCTCAAGGGCAAGTTCATTCTGTGCAATCCACTGCTCGACAACGTAGTCGAGATATCCATCAACCTGTTCAACAAGACCCTCTTTACTCTTTTCGATTTCTTCTTCTAATCTTGAATCGAATTCTTCTTCGATACGTGCTAGTTCTTCATTAACACGTGTCATAACTGCAGCTTCAAAAATAGTAGTAGCTTTCTGACGGAATTCCTCAGAAAGTTCTTCGCCATTCATCAGCGCATCAATATCTTCTTTAACACCTTTAATTGCATCACCCTTACGGATTGGTGTTTGATCACCAGCAGTTGCGCTACTGTTTGCTGGATTTGATTTCTTTGATGTAGCATTTCCAGCTTCATCTTCATCAGTAACAGCATTCTTTGCGTTTTCTGGATTTGGTGTTTCACTAGTAGCAGGAATAGCATTTGATGAAGAACGAATTACAGCCTGATCACCAGCCTGTGCACCGTCTTTACCAGAATCCTGACCACCTTCTTTACC